GTTTATTATTTGTATTTTTATTCTTTATTGTGGTATCTCCAATTCTTCAACGTAGTTTTCTAAACGTACATACATATCGGTTTCGACTTGAGTATTATCATCGAGGGTAACAGTACCTGAACCGAGAGTGTCGAGTGTCATGGTGGTTTCAATAGCATCAACACCAGACATACTGTACTCTACACGAACAGTACATTTAGGGAAGACAATTTTTAAACTTAAATCACTATCTTCACAATGAGCAATATTCAACTCTAAAGGTAATTGTAATAATTTACATGCAGTAGGTTCCAAGGCATTAACTTCACCATACTGAGCATCCAATATACTCCTGACAGTATCACTTGTTAAAGTAGTAGTAATAGATAAACTGTTCTCACGTTTACCTGCAAGGGCTCTTTTCTGTGGAGCACGACTACCTAAACCAATAGTACCATCAACATTATGATTGTTTTTACCCTCCCAACTGAAAGCTGTACTTACACCATCTAAAGGACTATTATTCAACTTCAAGGATACATCATAAAACATTACAAAGATGCCTTGAGCAGTTAAGTCATCAGGACGAGTAAATGCTTCACCTGATTGACCAATAATACCTGCCTTTTCGGTCTTATAGATCCAATCAGCAGATACAGTCATTGACTCATCACTGACTTCGAGTTTCATTCCATCTTCAGTTAAACCGTAAAGGTATTTTTTTAACATGTCGAATACTGCTATTCCACGGAAAGATGGTAGTTCTTTTCCTTCTCCCCCATAAAATTCGTGAATATATGTTTGAGAGTGACCACTAGCAGGGGTATCTCCTTCAGTACAGACATAGTTGTCTAGAAAGCCCCTGAAGTACCATGTTAATTGTTGTAGGTCGGCATCTGCTTCTGTGCTACCGGTTGGTTTCATGATACCGGCTCTTGCTCTTTTGTTCATACGGGAACCACCACTACGGGTTACTGGTTCGTCTCCGAGTTTGAAATCAACAGAGTCTGCTTGGCACCAGAAGTCAGGGTCGAAATTTGATTTGGCAACTGTTGTGTCGCCGTATGTGGATTCTAATTCTAATCCAAATCCTCTGTCCATATTATCGTTAGTCTCCATTATTAGTTATTTGTCGGCAACATTGTTGCCAGTTTATGATATGATATACGTTTAAGATTACACCGGTGATTGGTACCTTATCTGATTTACCTGTTACATCGACATAACCCATTGGTGAATAGGTTTCTAATTCAATGTTTCGTATCATACGATTATTAGGTAACTCTTCAGATTGTACGGTTTGCCAGTTCTTTAGTATAGATAAGATTACACGATTACATAGATTCTGACTGCTGGTATTGGCATCTTCAAGGTCAACTTCATATACTCCACAGTCAAACTCAAAAGGTGTTTTTAATAGTAGGGTTTTACTAATATCTGCATTCCTTTCCACCGTGGTTGGATGTTGTGTTATCCATATTACTGGTTCATCAACTTGACCTTCATTATAATAAGTGTTAATGAATGTTTCCACATCTGATAATAATCCGTTGGGATTAATCTCATCACTAACACACTTGTTAATGATAGTGTTAATCTTCTCAAAACCAGTAAGTATATTAACAGTCATAGTCTCATCCTCCTTTTATAGTGAAAAATTCCTTAATCCTTGGCTTTGTAGCATCCATACTTGTTTCAACAAAATGTTTACCAGGAACATATGATTTCTTCAAAACCATACCAGTTTTAGCATCAGGACTATATCTGAAATGACTACCATTCCATTTACCTGGGATAAATCTACCAGGTTGTTGTGGATGTCCATAGTTTACCCAACCAGCATAACGGGCTGGTGATTGGATAGTAATCTCTGTATCAGATTGTTCAGTAACTGCCCATTGTCTAAGTAAACCATAATCAACTGGGGACCTAATCTGTAAGTTACGGATAAGGTCTTGAGCAGTTAACTTCATACCCTCACGGATACTCTCTTTAGTTAACTCTCCTAAATCACGTAACTGGCTTAAATCAACATCAATAGTCACCATCACTCATCACTACCAGTAATAGCCAATACACCAATACTATCAGGTTCGGTTGAAGAGTCTTTGATGAATGGTTTTAGATCATCTTTCAAGTCATCAGTGAGAATGTCTGATGGTACATTTTGTATGGTCCAGTCATTGACTTTAATGATTGGGCTGTCACGTTTTTGTATTGCGAGACTAACCATATTTGAAGTTAATCTTAAACAAACATTCTTTACTGCAGGTCTAGCAGTTTCACTAGTGTATTGTCGATTAGTGTAGACATTGATTAGGTCCTGTGCCTGTACAATCCAATCTGTTATGATTGCTTCGAGTTTATTGTCAGCATCGGTGTCATCTTTTTTGATGTTTAGGTGCTGTGGTTTTAAACCGTGGAAGTTGATTACATTGTCTACACTTATCCATAAATCCACAGTTTCCTCATCAGTAGTAACTGTTGGTTCTGTGGTCTCCTCTGTAGGAGTTTCTTCAATGTCTACTTCATCTGGCATAAAATATCACATCATATAATTTTATTATTCCGGTAAGTTACCGGTTCTTATATATTCGTATAAAAGTCTTCTGTTCCTTTTAACTTGGATTGGAAGTTCGTCAAAAGGCAACAATTCCTTTTCTTCTTTTTTCTCCGCAGCCATAAAATATCAACTCCTCTAGGAATCATCATCTTCGGTTACTGCGGTCAATTGGATAGTGAAACTGGTATGAGTACTATCACTTGTCTTAGTACCAGTGTAATCCTCATAACCTTCCGCAGTAACTTTAACGGAATGGTCACCATCACCAACACTGGATACAGTACATCCGCCTTGTGCTCCAGTAGTACCTGTCTTCTTATTATCAACAGTAACCTTAGCACCACTAATAGCGGTTGGTTCATCTTCATCATCAGTAATGGTGAATGATAATGTCCTTTGGGTTGTACCTGCTAATTCAGTGTAAAGTAAATCCCATCTGAGTTTACGTGAACGTTTCTGCATAGCAGTTAAATTGTTCCATAATGGAACATCCGCAGTATCATTAACTTTGGTGGCAATCTCATTCCAGAGTTTCCTGGTGCTGTAACGAGTTACACCAGGAAGACTATCCCATGCCACTAAACTAATACTTGTTTCAGCATAGAGATGGTTGTAGAGTTTTTTACGGTTGCGTCTTTGTTGTAATGTGAGGTCATCCCATGACTTCAAAGCCATATAGAATCACCACCATTATAATTTGTTGATTGCTTGAATACTTGCTGCTTCAGTTGCACTCATTACACCGGTAACGAATGCGGATGGGAATTGTAAGGAAGCTGCACATCTGATTCTGTAGTAGTATTCGGTTTTTTCGTTTGGTACATCTCTTCTTGGCTCGATGCTTAAGTCTTTGTAGACACCATACCAGGTATATTCAGGAATGGTTAAGATGGATGGGACGTTGCCGAATACGGTTCTACCATCGGTTGCATCTAATACTGGAGCATATTTAACTGGGATATTCTTATAGGTTAAGTTTGGTCTGCCAGTTAAGTTAGCATCACCTAATGCATCAACACGTGAAGCTAATAAGTTTTGGTAACTGTCATATACTTCCCATGGAACGTAGAATGATAATCTGTTCATTAATCCAGCTGCTCTGTATGCGACTGGGAGTTTTGCAATCATTGCATCGAACATTGCATCGATACCATCTTCTACTTCGAAGTCTCCGTCATTGTCATCAGTACTGTCTATACCATCGGATACAACTTGGTATGATTTTGCTTGTTCTAACCATCCGTCGAAGGTACTGAATAATGGGTGTGCTACTGCTGGGCTTCCTGAAGTGTAAGATGCGTCACCGAATACACATAAAGCTTCAAGGTCTCTTCCGACTGCTTCACCCATCATAGATAAGAGTGTTTGTTCGAATGCATCTCTTTCAATGTTATCATCTTTATCATCATCATAGATTGATGTTAATGCTTTGAGTTTAGTGGAGTTTAATTCTGCTTTACCGAAATCAATATCCGCTTCAGTAAGACTGTCTTGAGTAGTCATGTAAGCGTCTTTGTAACCGTTTTGTAATACTCTACCATCAATAAGGGTGGAGGATACGATTTGGTTCATTGCGTTCATTCTACGGAAGGAAGCATCTTGTAAGATTGATTGGTTGGTGGTTGCTGCACGGATGAAAGTGTTGAATTGTTCATCGTTTAATAATGCTTTAGCATTACCAAGGTCAGTTCTTACGTCTCTCATTGATTTAAAGACTTCCTTTTCATTCTCATATATTAATTGGGATAAAATATGTTCATTTGCCATAATAATCACAGGTTCTTTTTTGGTTTTTTAAATTAGAATTATAACTTACGGGTTCCATCAGGGTTTCTGCCTAATGCTTCGTAAATGTTAA